GCTAACAGTTTAATCTGTGATGCAGATACGTTAGCCCCCAGAGTTGCCACTGCTGGGAATCCTACTTGGTCTAGCCTTATAGCATCAAAAGATGATTCAACTACATACACAATACTAGATGCTTTAATTCTGTGTAAGTTAAACAATATTTTACCTTTTGGAAGTCCTGGAGTATTTTTAAACTCTTTACCTTCTACAGATCGACCAACAAAGCCAAGTGTTAATCCATCTGGAGAGTGAACTGGTATAGTCAACATATCTTGTTTTTCTGAATAGCCAAGTCCAAACTTTTTAACTGAATCTTCTGTTATGTATCTTCCAGCATAATATCTCATTGCTCTTGGAGACTCTAGAGCCTGATTATTTAATCTTTTAATTAACACCTCGTCATACTGAACAAAATCTGGTGGAGCATACATTGCTTTATTAATTACACTCTCAATATTAGTTTCTGTTTGTTTGCTTTTTATATATCTTGCCGCTTCAAAATAAGTTCTACCAGTTACAAACATTACAAACTCTTCAAGATTTTTAGTTGTTTGACATCCAAAACAAAAGAATAGTCCACTATCTTTTGCAATTTCAGCAGCAGGAGTTCTAGTGTTATTATGATATGGACAATAGATTATGTAATCATTGCCAAACTCTGCTTCGACATCAATACCTGCACCACTAAGCACTCTTTGTATTTGTTCTTTACTATAAATGTTATTTACCATCTTCGTAATCCTTATATCTGTAATAACCTTTGTCAAAATCTACTTGTACTAAAAAGTCTCCCATAAAACCGTTACGATTTTTTCTAAATACACATTCAATAATATCACTATTTGTAGCACGACCTAATGCCATAACCCAGTCAGCATCATAAGCAATTTGTCTAGACCATGCAGTCTGACCAAGTGTTGGAGCACTACTTAAATCTTTTACATCGTCAGGCGTAGCAGATGAAATAGCAATAATTGGAACCTCTTCTGATATAGCCATTAACTTTAATTCACGAGAAAGGTTTTTCATTCTAACTGTTTCATTCTCAGATTTTTGATTTGGAGACATAAGTTGTAAATAGTCTACAATTATAAAGTCTGGTTTATACTGATCAATCTTTCCACGAATAACAGATGGGTTTACTTCTCCACCACTATCATTAGAGATAATATGAAACTCTGGTTTGCCTTCTATTTTATTTTTATGCCAATTCTTTAACATATCAATTTCAACTTCACCATTGCTAAGTTTGCGATGAGACCAAAGACCTTCACCCATAATAGCAAACACACGATTACGAACTTCTGTCTCAGACATTTCTAAAGAAATAACTAATGGAGACTTACCTTGTTTCCATGCCTGAACTGCAAAGTAAAGTGCTAGCCATGATTTACCAATTCCAGGATAAGCCAAAAAGACACCTAGTTGTCCTGGCATAATTCCAGAAGGTAGGTAGTTATCAAATCCTGGTAAACCTGTTTTAATTCCAATTTGACCAGTCTCTTTTTGTTCTTTAATCTTTTCAAAATATGCAACGGCAGACTCTAGGTCTGTTGCATCAATATCACGTATGGCAGATGTATTCTTTTTTAGTTCAGATGTTTTTGTAATAAGACCATTAAGGGCTTCTGTGCCATTACCAGTTTGAACTTCTCCTGCTGCAGATCTTAAAATATCTTTTAGGCTATCATTTAAGTATTCAGTCTGTAACTCTTCAAGATGGTGTTTAGTTGCACCAACATTCTCTACTGGCTGGAAGTCTCTAAACTTTTCTACAACTAAAGAGGTTGGAGGAACTACACTATTATTTTCAAAATACAACCTTATAAAATTCCAAACATCATTATGAGTCCTAAGAAGGTTTTCAACATTAGCCTGTAGAAGTACGTGCATTTGTTTGTCTTGTAATAATGCTGAGATAACTCTTGCTTCTGTATTATTCACTGAGCCACCTCCTTGCTAATTTTCTTCGCTCTATTCGTTCTAATGTATCTTTTTCAAAATCTAGTTTACCGTTAATAATCTTTTCTGCATTATATGCAAAGTAGTTCCAATTTGGTTCTTGTGCAATACTAAAATAATATTCTAGCAAATCATAACAAGCAGAAATACCATAAGACTCTACTAAGGCATCAGCAGACCATTGCTCTACGTTTAAATTTAAAGATGGCTTTTGCTCATACTTTGCTGTATGTAACTTGCTGTACCTACTAAGCAAAGCCATGCGGTCTTTGCGTTCAGCCATTAGTCTTTGCTATCAGCCTCTAATTGTGCCTCTTGAATTTTTTCAGTTAGTTTGTCTTCAACAAACTTATAGACTCTATCAAAAGCCTGATCTGAGTTTTCACCATCACGCTTAGAGTCAACAACCCCTAGATCAATTCTTAAAGACTGGAAGTTACCCAGATTAAGTGTATATCCTAGAGTTACTGATACTTTTGTATTATCGTTTTCCATACCCCACCTTTTCTCTATTTTAAATGTTTTCAGACCAGATTGGAATATACCTTCCGTCATCTGTCTTTGTATATGTAAGTATACCTTTTCCCATTCGTCGTGTCAACTCTTGGTTCGTAGGCGTCATATTATTTGTTATTAACCCATCTTTTCTTGGTTGCCCCATATGTATAGATGCCAGTATATCACGAATCACCTTAACTGCGCTTTCTGAATAGTATGATCTTATTTGCCATCCAGTCCTTCCATTAATGGTAGATCCTACTGGTGGCGGAATAACTCCTTTTTTAATTAATGTTGGCATATACTTTCTATGACGATTAATTAATCTAGCAGTCTCAGCAACCGTATAAGCCTTTTCTCTATTTTTTCTAAAATCAGTTCTTAGGCAAGTTTCAACTCTATCTTTATTAATGTTGTATACAGACACCAAACCAGTAGATCTTGAACTATGGTAAAGCCTTACAAGGTCTCCATTAAGAAACCAAATTTTCTTACTTCCCTTTATTATAGATTCGTTATTGTAAGTTTGGCTCTCGATAATTCCTTTGCCAGTAACCATCTGCCCTCTCCGCTTTCAGTTGGTGGATGATAAAATCTTCTTGATCCACACCGAATACAATACGTTTCCATATGTTGTACGCTTGTATATTGTCTATCAATAAACAAACGACCATTACATTTATTACAAAAAATCATTATGCTGCTATCTTTTAGTTTGGTATGCCAACGGCAATTAAGTTAACAGCCAGAGATAAGTTACCAGATGCTCCAAACCTTACAAACCCATCTACCTTAGAGGTAGTAACTGTTTGTAATACAACCGTTACATTTTGTCCAGCCTCAGTATTTCCTATATTTCTTGCTGTTGCTGTAACAATAGGTGGGAATTTAAAATCATTTTGGAAGGAATAACTAAAGCCTCTTTCGTTACCAGCGCTAACTGTGCTGTTAGTTAAAACTTCTACATACCCGCCAACTATTCTGGCATTAGATGTTTTTGTTGTTTCTTTAACTGACGGACCATTATCAATACTAGTAAAATTATATGCTGCAGAAGATACCTCTGTAGATAGGTCATTGATTGTTTGAGCCAGGTCATAGATATAAGTAACATCTAGTGGTTGCCCACGTTCTGGTAAAGGTATTCTTGCCATGTATTCCTCCTATTTAATTATACCAAAGAAACTATGCTTGATTCAAATATAGTTAATCCAGCATTTCTTTCCTTGTTAATTCCCTCAACCTGTACGGCAACTCTAACATTTGTTGTTCCAGTATTAAGAAATCCATACGTGTGTATTGGTGATGTGCCGTGATAAAAATAACTACCTCCGTCAAATTTTACAAAAATATCATATCTAGGTCTATTATTTTCATCACCCCAAATTGCAGTAGAACTTGTTCCATTTTTAAATAAAGTTCCGCTAACTGACTCTATTTCTAGGGCTGGTACTGAAAAGATTGGTGAATAATGAGATGATCTATTTTTGTCATCAGAGATAATCCTATATCTTAAAACATATTCATTATCATCATTAACTGGTGGTAGTTGATTTTTAGGAATAATTAATTTTTTAATTCCAACATCAGCCATTATGAAACTCCTATTGAAAATCTAAATTCTACATAATTACTAGTATTAGGAGACTTTATAACTGTTTCTGCATTATCATTTTTAACAATTGAATATCCAGTTAAACCATATAGCGGATTAACTGTAGCAATGTTTTCTAATCTAAGAGCATCTAAGGCAACGTAATAATTTGATGATGGTGTTGGGTTTGGTCCGCTATCTTCAGAAAGTACGCATGCATAAATTTTAACAATAGTAACTGCATCCCAACTAAAGTTTGATGTTGAGTACAGGTCTTGTAATTCTTTTGAAACTACAAAATATCTATTAGTTCCAAAGTCTTCAATGTTATCTAAAGCCCCAGACGTTCCATGGTTTATCTCTGCTTCAAAACGAGCATACTCACTTCCATCGGTAGATGCAAACTCAACAAGAACTCTAACTGTTTCTGGAATTAATCCTGAACTACCATTTTTATTTATTAAAGAAAAGGCTAATCTTAATTGATCTGTTGGTGAGTTTCTAGATAAATCAATACTTGCTCCAGTTAATCTTATGTGGTTAGATCCATTTTCAATTACAAAATGATCAAGAGTTGGACCACTCTCTTCACTTAAAGTAAGTTCTGAAGTGTCTCCTTGAATACAAATAATATTATTTAAAAACCTACAACGCTCATATCTTGAAGCACGAGATGTTTTAAAAAATATAGAGTTATCTGCATTTGTTTGAAACACTGGATCTGCAACTGCAATAATATTATCATCTTCTGGATCATCTAATGGAGAAGAAAAAGAATCAATTGCTGTTGTAGAAACTGTTGTGCTGTATTGCCAATTTTCTGTTGA